GGGTTTTTTAATGTAAAATGTTATTTTACCCCGCAGCAATTGGGAAAGCATGGAGCATAAATAAATGCCGCGCTGGGCACACCTTGATGAAGCGATACGCTACATCATGCGCGAATTTGGCTACTCCGAGAAAGAGGCCAAACGGCTTCTCTGGAAGGGCATCGAGGAAAAGAAAATCATCACAGCCCTTGAAGGTGAGCCCATCACTCGCCGCAAATCAAAAAAGAAAAAAACAAAAAAATAGGCCCCGCCGAAGCGGGGCCAAGTTGTCACCCATGTACGAAATTGCCCGCTCACCAGGCGCGGGCCACCTATCGTCCTGGCCGGAGGTGCGAGGCAGGACAATTCATTTCAGACAGCCAAGGTGGATTGCACACCACCCAGCACACCAGCGATAGCCTCACAGATGGCGTCAAACTGATCTTCATAAACGGCAGCATCGGCCGAGCTGTCAACGAAGCACACCTCAATCAGGACGGCCGGGCCTGTCGTCTGGTTGAGGAAGAATAAATCGGTGCGCTTTTTAGCACCGCGGTTGATGAAGCCGCAGGCGGCCAAGGCTGCAGCCACATGGTCAGCCAATGCACTCTGCGTCACATAGAGGCATTCGCTGCCCATCGGGCTGGTGGTTTCCACATAGGCATTGAAATGCACCGACACATCCAGGTCGCGCTGCTGCGCATTATGGAAATCGACAATGCGATTGAGATTTTCATTCTGCGTTTTGCTCACATCGTCATGATAGGTTGTCACCTTGACGCCTCGATCACGCAGTGCATCGGCCAGGCTCTCGACCACCTTGCGCGCCTCATCCACCTCATCAAGGATGCCGGATGCGCCGCGCACATACTTGCCGTGACCGGATGAAATGACGATGCGGTTATAACCAGCTGATGCAACAGCACCGCGCGAGGTGAAGGGAAATTCAACCACCACCTCATCATCGGTGGTGATGCCCAGGGCCTGCATGGCACCAGGGGAAATGTCTGCCACGCGATTGGTGTCTTGATGCGGCCCCCAATCGGCTGGATAGAGTTTGAGTGAGCGCCCTGTCTTGGGTGCATGCACCAGGGCCATTTCCTCAAGCAGCATGTAGGCAGGGGTTTCATCATAGTCCCAGCGACAGGCGATGTAATAGGCCTGCGGGTTGAGCCTGCGCGCCAGGCCGGTGGTGCCTTCCGGCTGGTAGGACAGGAATAGATGCGGAGCCTGGTCAACAGCACTAATGAAAGCCAGGCCTTCATCAGGTGCCACGCCATCATCATTGGGCCCGCCGAAATGCGACACCTTGCCTTTGAGGGTGAGCATCATTTGCGGTCCATCCTTAGCAGGCTGCTGGCGACCATTTCAGCGCCTGGTCACGCGCTCGCTGATAGGCAACAATTGAACTTTGTATTCCAGCTGAGGCCCGTTCCGGTTGACCGTGCGTATCCTTGAGCCAGCTGGTGAACAGGTGCTTGGCTTGTTCTTTCCACGCCTCATCAACCGCCGCGAGCAGCAACGCGCGAATGTGGACGCGGTCCTCATCGGTGACGCATGTAGGCACTGCCGGTTGTGCCGAACTCCTTGTGTAGTTTACGCCGACGGTCACCAGCGCCGCGACAACTGCCAGCGCGGCCCACTCGACTGCTTGGTGATTTGTCATTTGCGTTTGCGCTTTTGCTCCGGCGCGGGTTGTGTGGCCTTGCTCAGAAACTCACCGATGGTCAGTGGTGGCTGCCCTTCCAGCGCGCGCAATCTGTTCTCGTGATCGTAGAGAAGCGTCGTTTCCGGCGCGGGCTCGGGTGGTGCTGTCTCGGGCGGCACATATGGATCAGGCACACCACCATCATCGAGCCATTTCTGATATTCGATCCAATCGCGGTTGGCTGGATCGTTAGGAATTGTTGCGCCATCTTCTGTGCGGATGACGGCATCGGTGGCAGTGAGTTGATAGTCTGCCATCATAGCCTCGCGTCATTGGTGATGCCGGTATTGATCACAAACGTGCCCGTCGCTGTGACGTTGACGACGACAGTAACTGCTTTTGTATCGCCACCAAAACTATTGAAAGTACAATTGTTGAACGACGAACCAACCAACGTCCTTGTCGGGGTGGCCCGTTTCTCGACCGAAAATGACGTGAGTGCAGCCCCCGACCCTGTTCCAGCAGTGCCGGAAGCTGCAAGAAACACGGCACATTGTTCCCAATATCGCTTGCAGGTTTGTAATTCCTGATCGTAGGACCGCATGATGAATGGCGAGCGCGCGGCGGATGGTGCTTCGTTGCCGGGGAGGACGGTGACGCCGGTCAGGCGGAAGACATCAGATGTCGCTGCGACGGCGTTGATCTGGCCGGGGGCGGCGGCATAACTTCCTGCCAGCCAAGCATTGGCTGACGGCGCAATGTTGCTGCTGCCACAGGCCATTGCAAAGACAAGACTCAATCCAGCCGTGTTGTCGGTGGTCCACGTTCCTGTCGTGTCGCCGGGGATGGTGATGACGTTGTACTGAGGGATGTCGGCAGTAACCTGCGTATAGGCGAAGGCATAAGTGCGATTATTGGCTCCGTTGCGAACAACACCAGTGTAAAGTCCTGTCCGGTGATGATTGGACCAGAACGCAACCGTGATCGGCTGTGCGTTGGCAGTGCCCCACTGCAAACGCGCAACACGGTAGCCCTCGATTGCGTGTGAAAGGATAGCATAGTCGCTGGCACCGATTGACGCCTGAGCCACGGCAGCACTCATGTAGAGGCCACTAGGGAAACCGGGGGCAAAAACCGCTGCAAGACATGCCGCGCTAATGCTCATCGTGCCGCTATAAAACTGTCTCCAACCATCACCAAGATATGACCCCGTTGTCGGGCTTGCGCCTCTCTCCTGACTAACCTCCATGCCGCCATTGATCTGCAATCCGCTGTAGGCCATCGCATCGAACGGCGCAGCGTAAATATTTTGCTGCGCTTGTATCAGTTGCGGCGTCGTTAACGTCTGCGGCGCATCGTACCGCACGGCCCCGGCTGCACCGCCAGCAGCGACCGCCGCGCTCACAAACGCGGTTGTCGCAATGCTGGTGTCGTTATCGCCAGCAGTCGGTGTCGGCGCTTTCGGATCGCCGGTAAAGGTTGGCGATGCAAGCGGCGCGCGCGACGTATCGGATGGATGGACGTGATCCTGCCGCGCAAACAGCATCGACGTGCCGACCGCCGCCGTGCTGTCCATGAGCGGCGGCACGGTGGCGGGCGCGCCCGCGCCATCGGCTCCCGCCGGACCTGTCGGCCCGGTCGCGCCAGTCGGACCCGGCACGCCTTGCGGCCCTGTTGGGCCGGTCGGACCCGGCACCGTACTGTCGGCACCGGGATCGCCCTGGTTGCCCTTCGGTCCTTGCGGCCCGGTTGGCCCGGTTGGTCCCGGCACGCCTTGCGATCCGGTCGGGCCGGTCGGCCCGTTCGGCCCCGCTGGTCCGGTGATGCCGGTTGAGCCTTTCGGTCCTTGCGGCCCGGTCGGCCCCGGATCACCTTTATCCCCTGGTGGCCCTGGCACACCTTGCGGCCCTGGTGGCCCGCCTGCTGCACCAGGCGGCCCAGGCGGCCCTTGCTCGCCGGTGATGATGGTTTCCACATCATCGGGTGACAGCACCACAACCGGGGGCAGCGGATCGGTGATGGCAACATCGTAGGAGGTTGAGACTTCGACCGTGCTCATCGCGTCGGTCCTGCATTGTTGACCAGCGTACCGCTCCAGATTTTTGTCTTGTCAGGTCCGCGCGTCATAATGTTGGAATGGTCATAGCTGCCGAGCGGAAGCCGGGCCAACGTGTCCTGCGTAATCTTCACTGTGAATAGGCCGTTGACCGGATCGGTTAAGACCATCTCGCCGGTATCGGTTCCGAGCCGCAATAACGCCTCCGCATCCTCGGCATGATGACGCAGCATCATTTCCAGCGACGCGCCGGTCATGTCGATGGGCGTACCCGATGACGACATGACGTATTGAAACGTGCGGTAGAAGTCCGCGTCGTTTTCGACGGTGATATTGACGGTCGCCATTGTCAGGCAAGCACGTTGGAAATCGCGGCAAAGGCGGCATCGACTTGCGCGCGCGTGGTGATGGTGCCACCGCCGATGCTAGCGACAGTGTTGCTCTCACAGGTGAAGCAGGCCTGCACGAACGTCGCCATTTGCTGCAACACATGCGCGAGCTGTACTTCATTCAATTGGATGAAGGTGCCGTCAGCCAGTTTCCAGTCAGTGATGTGGCCTGGGTTGGCCACTGCATAATCATGTGCACTGGCAACCGTGTTGCGTGAGACAGGATCAGTTAGGTACGGCTTGCCGCCGATGGTGCAGCCGCCGCTCGCGCGATTAAAGCGAGCATAGCCTGCGTAATAGGACAGACTAACAAACTGGCCGTATTGCCCGGCCACCGCTTGCATCGCGGCGTCGGTCTGGTTGTTTGCATTGTCGCGCGGCCAGGGCGTCGCAACATTGCCCGCACCGGTCCATGCCGCATAATCGGGGTCGGTGTCGGTGGTGATGGTCTGCTTGGCGCTGCCATAGACGCGCGCGTCGTCGGCCAGCCAATAGTTATCGGATGGATTCGGCATTTGGATGGTTTGCCTCTCTAGCTGTATTGACCGCCGCTTGTGGTGCCGCCGGCCGCCGTGCCGGGGAGATAATTCACGCCTTGGCCGGTGCTGATAACGCCATTGAGAAAAGCGGAAAATTTTTGCCCGGTGACGCTGCCGCCGAGGTTCTGCGCGGTGTAAGAACCGTTGATGACCGCGTTCGCGAGGCACTGCCACCACACACCGATATTGCGATTGCCGGTGGTGAATAAATTTGCCTGCCCGGTTTCGACCAACGAATTTTCCGCGCAATAGATATGGAGTGGCGTATCCCCCGAGACATAGATGGCATCACTGGCAAAGGCCGGACCACCTTGCGGCCCACTGATTGCGAGGATCGAGCTACCGGCAATGAACATATGCGCGGACGCGCAACCGCCGAACGCAATGTTTCTGACCGGCAGATAGCTGCTGATAAGCCGGATGCCTGCGCCAACGTGCGGCGACGCCCCCGCCGCATCCGATATCATCATCATGCCGTTGAGCGAGTAGCCGTTTGCTGACTGAAAGAGTGCCGCCTCGCCAGCGGTTGCGTGAACCTGCACAGATGCCGGGGTCGCCAGATTTCCCGTCAGGATAATTTGCCCCGCGCCGTTGGGCGGTTGCACCGCCTGAAACGGCGGATAGCTGCCGTCAGCAATCTGAATTGTTATTGCAAAACCGTTCTGGTTCCAGGCATAGGCTGCCGTGAGGCCGCGCTGAATGGTGCGAAACGGCCCATGCGTTCCTGACACTGTTGCGGTGGTGCCGTCATAGAGACTGTCATCGCCGGTCGCCGCGTTGATGTAGTAAATTTTCGGCGCGGTCAAAATGCTGCCGGTGACGGCTGCGACGTTGGTCAATTGTAAATTCGTGCCGTCATCGACCAGCGAGGCAAGACCGTTCGCTGCTAATTCACCGCCCTTCATCTGCGAGCCATCCGGATAGACGATATGGCGCGCACCCAGACTGTTGATATTGATGACTGATGGGCCGGTGTTTGTAGCAAGGACTTTAACCGTCCATCGCTGACCGGCAGCATAGGCAAGCAGTGGAGGAACAACATTGATGGCGAGTGCGTTCGCTGTCCCGGCATCGACGGCATAATTCATATGCTGGCTTTGTACGCCGCGCGCCAACTGATGCAGATCGGTGTCGGCAGGAACGATCCCGGCATCGGCAATCAGGTTGACGATTTCACGCTGCGGATTTTCAATCGATGCCGCTGGAGGAATTGACCCCATCGTGCCGGTCGAGGGATTGCCGTTGATATAGCTGCCGTTCGGATCGGACACGCCATAGGGCTGGTTATATTTCATCGACGCAATTCCTCTCTCTAGGACAGCCGGTGACAGCCGCCCGAGGTTTTCAGATCAAACGCAGGTGAGTGATTTACGGAGTGCCAGCCATCGGATCGCCGGGATTGCTCAAGCCGGAATAGTCAAAGATGATTTGCGTGTGCGCTGGCTTCCAGCGGTTGAGCAGGCATTCCAGATCATCGGCAATGCCGATACGCAGGTGTGGATCAACACCGCACTGACCAGAGGCGCAGCGAAACCAGGTCAGCTTGGCCTGGTCAACATGCACGGTCCAATAAAAGCGGTTCGTGTCTGGTCCTAAGCCGTAGTAAGGCCATTCGCTCAGCGCACCGTCTGCAACAGGTGCATCACCGCGCGCGTTCATAATGGGAACGCCCCATTCATTGCGCATGGGATCAGGCGGCAAGTCACCATAGACGCGCGCATCACCGACATGATCCAGGCCGACCACGAAGGTGCGATACTCAGTGATGGTGATGGTGTAGCCAATCTGTGCTGCGACACCGATAAAGAACTCGCGCGACTGTGCGCCCTGCATAGTCATGCGCATGATCAGCGCCAGGTGGCGCTCATCAATGGTTTGCGGCGCGGTGTAACAAGGATCGGGGAGCCCGAAATTCCTCTCCCAATCCGGCAGCAGCTCTATGGTCTGGCGCGGGTCACTCTCGCGCTCGAGCAGGTCGGCGGCGCGGCCATCCACAAACCCCCAAAATTCGCAGAGGCCTCTGCAGACTTGCACCAGCAGGCTGTCGAACTGGCGCGGCCATGCCTGACCTTGTGGCAGCAATGCCAGGAAGGCTTGCGTGTAGTCGGAGCCCGACCTGCGCACATGCCGGTCACTCACTGATGCTTACTCAAAAAGGATTGTTTCCAGCACTGCCATGTGCCCGAGGGATGGCATCACATAATCAGTGGTGGTGACAAGATTGAACGACTGCACGCTGGGCGCATTCATAATCGCGTAATTCACCCAGCTCGCATAGATGGTCTGCCCCGGCGCGGCCTGGGCGAACAGCATGTCGCGAATGCTCTGCTCAATTTGCGCGCGCGACTCGGCATTGTCAGGAACAAGATTGACAATAGTGATGTCAATAAATTCCTTGATCGGTGCCAGCACATAGCAATCCTTCACCGTCACCGGCCGCTTGGTTTCGATGTAGGTGTCAACTGCAATGATGTCGTCCGGCGTCGGCCAGCCATCATCAGAGGCGCGCAGGTCATCCATCAGGAAACGCACCGTGATGGTGCCGACACCTTGCTCAGGGGCAGCCCAGGCGCGGGTCACGCCATTGACTGCCAGCGCCCACTGCTCATAGTCGGCCTCGGAGCCACCCATCGGAGGGTTTTGAATACGCCGCAGGATGCGCTGGCGCAATTCATTGTCTGT